AGGAAACAAACGGCGTTCGCATAACGCAACGAGACATCTACGAAAAGCTCATCGAGGTTCAATCGGTGCAGATTGAGCTGGTTGCCGATATCAAAAACCTCAAAGACCTACCTGCCCGCATGAATCGAGTAGAGCAGAAACTCGCTCGCATGGAGTGGATTGAGAAGCTGGTCTTTACGGCACTCGGTTCGGGTATCACAGGATTTATTGCGGCGCTATGGGCATTACTAAAATGATAGTTTCACCAGTCAAGGGTAAATACAAAATCACATCTCCATTCGGTTGGAGAGTGCACCCAATCACAGGCAAGAAGCGTTTGCACGCTGGTGTAGACATTGTTACTGGTAGAACCAATACAGCGATTGTCGCCCCAGAAGATGGCGTTGTTCTAGAAGCTCGAAAGTCTACGGCTCCTGGTGGCGGTTACGGATACTTTGTAAAATACCGAGGAGTTTCGGGAGCAACTCACTTGCTTGCTCACATGGTCGAGGGGTCTTTGGCGGTCAAAAAGGGCGACAGAGTAAAGCAAGCTCAGAAGCTTGGAGTGATGGGCTCAAGTGGAGCCAGCACGGGAATCCACCTTCATTGGGAAGTTCGGGGCAAAGTTCCAGTAGACCCAATCAAGTGGATGAATAAGCAAAATGGGCAATCTTAAGCAGATTGCTTCGACCGTCATTGACGGGATGTTTTTTCTTGGCAAGCCATCCAAAGACAAATCAGATAACTGGAAGTTCCGTAGAAGGCTCATCTATGGTGCCTACAGGCTTTCGGTGGCCATGATTATCTTCGGTGCCATTACCTTCTTTTGGGATACTGGCGTTTCAAACAATCTTGTTACTGGCGGGATTGCCTTGCTGTCCATCATCGTAACGGCGTATACTGCAACTGCTACATACGAAGATGTAAAGAGAGAGAAGGAAGAAACCTATGAAGATTCTTAGTGCAGAATTTTGGAACTACGCCCTAGAGCGTGCAATCAAGACAGTTGCCCAGTCGGCTTTGGCTTTTCTCGGCTCAGGCTCAATGGGGCTATTCACAATTGACTGGCAGAGCTTAGCTTCGGTATCACTCGGTGCTGGCTTGCTATCAGTACTAACCTCAATTGCTTTCAAAAAAGACTAGGCGTATTTTCTAGCTCGGGGGCGGCGGTATTGATTCCGTTCCATCGCCGCTCTCATTTTCTTCCGCTCTGTCGGAGATAGTCCACCCCAAACCCCCTCTGGTTCGTTAGCGGACAGTGCATATGAAAGGCAGATGTTTTGCACGGGACAGCTATTGCAAAGTTGCTTAGCTATTGCGTAATTGGCTTGGTAACAGCCATCATCTCTCTCATTAACTCCAAACCATAACTCTGGGTCTGTCACTTGACATGGCGGGATGGCTGGAGCGGTTTCAATGGCTTGCTGAAGGTCTAAGTAAAGCTTTTGTGGATTCATGTGTTGAACATACAACAGACAAAATCAAAAAGTCAAATTAGCGTTCGTCGGGGGAAGTTCCACCCCAAATGCCGTGCCTCTCATCGGTCTCTAAAGCAAACTCAAAACATTGTTTCTGGACTGGGCATAGAGAGCAAAGCTTCTTAGCCAGAACTGTTGCTGATTGTCTTATCTCTGGGTCAGGGAAGTCTTCGGGATACCAGAACTTCGGGAATAGCTGGCAGGGCACTGTACCAGCGGCATGAATTGAAGATAACAATTTGGTATACCTGCTGGATAAATGTCCCATGCTATGCATAAACTCTAGGTTACCCAAGAAAGGACAACTATGGACATATACGCTCCAGAAACTATAAACGGGGCCAAATTACTCGGTGTATACGAGTCAGGAAGCCCCGAATGGCACGCCGCCCGCCAATTTAGCGTGGGTGGTAGTGAGGTCGGGACAATCCTTGGCCTAAACCCCTACGAATCGGCCTACGCCCTATGGGCAAAGAAAACGGGCAAGATTGAAGTCGAAGTAAAAGAAAACTGGGCTATTCGATTCGGTAAAGCCTTTGAAGAGCCAATCCTCAAGCTATGGCAGGAGGAGCACCCAGACTGGGAAGTATTCGCTACTGGCACCTATCAGCATCCCAGGTATGAATTTATCCATGTCAATCCCGATGCCCTAGCTCGCCACAGAGAGACAGGAGAATGGCAGATACTCGAAGTCAAGACTGCAAGAAGCACATGGGAATCAGTGCCACCTGCCTATACCGCTCAGATTTTGCATTACATGGGCACCCTAGACATCAGGAAGGGACAGATTGTCGCCTTGGCTGGAATGACCTGGAACGAGTACGAGGTTGAATACAGCGAAGAGCAGGTTGAAATTCAGTTGGAGGCAGTCCTTCGGTTTTGGATGTCAGTAGTCAATGACATGAAGCCCGAGTGGGATGGCTCAGAATCCACCTACAACGCCGTTAGGCTCCAGCACCCAGAAATTGACGATACAGACGTTGAACTAGGGCAGTTGGGCATTTCACTCGTCGAGGCTCAAAAAGAGGCTGATATGGCCTATACAAGGCTAATGAGAGTGAAGTCTGAGGTGATGGACAGAATGGGTACTGCTAAGTATGCATATATAGACCTTGGAAACGGCCAAAGCAAGCGAGTAGCATCTAGACAATTTAGGGCTGGGTCACCAGTTCTGATTACCAACAAGAAATGAGGAAAGAATGCCTAGATTCGATTTGAACGACTATGAAACAGTTGAGGAGCGTATCAAACGCTTTTATGAGACCTACGAAGATGGCCGAATCATTACTGATTGCGTTATCGGTGGGCAGGATGGCACATGGCTATTCAGGGCTTTTGTCTACCTATCCGCCAGCGACCAGGCCAATGACCTACCAAAGGCATCTGGCTACGCCTCTGAAAAAGAGGGTGGCCCAAATAGCGAGTGGAAGGCCGAACTAGGAGAGACATCGTCGATTGGGCGAGCCCTTGCGAACATGGGTCTCTCTGGCAACCGCCGTGCAACTCGGGAGGAGATGCAAAAGGTCGTCAGGGCTGAGAACAAGGACTGGCTGTCACAGGCAGATAGGATTGCCGATGTAGCTGGTTTAAGGTGGCTATACGCTCAGGCAAAGGCCAGCGGTGCATCTAGCGAAGAGCTGGAGAGGATAGAGGCTCGTGCGAAAGCCCTCAGTTCAAGTAGCGAAGGTGATGGAGCTGGAGGAGGCTTACCAACAGGCAAAGCTAAGGGGTCAGATAAATGAAGCCCTTTTCTGGAACCGTGAGCTCGTTTACCACCTTTGGAATCTAAGTGCTTCCATCTCAAATAATCGAGGAGATAGCTCGCCTGACTCAGGAAAACAGTCGGGGGGCTGAAGCTTTATTCGAAGCTGAAGTTGCACTAGCTCACGCTGAATTCGAGCTAGATACCGTCGAGCAAAAAGCATTTATCAAGACACAAGGCACTGTTGCCGATAGAACAGCTTTGGCCAAACTAGAATCTGCCAATGCTCGACTTGAGCGAGACCTAAAGCGTGCTCAGCTCAATCGAATCAAAACCAAAATCAAAACTATTGAGACCAGCCTTATGGCATTAGGTACTCAAGTGAAGCTTATTCAATCGGAGATGCGATGACCCTTAGCAAGCGGGTTCGAGAAGCCCTAGAACGAAGAGACAAGTATTGCTGGCATTGTGGTCAGGAAGATGGCCTAGTCGTGCACCACCGCAAAAATCGTCAGATGGGTGGTTCCAAGATGCTTGACCACTATTCAAACCTCATTTTGGTTTGCCCAAGCTATAACACCAGCATGGAATCTGATGCTGAGAACCGACAGGAAGCCATTGATTGGGGTCACAAGCTCGAATCATGGCAAGACTTCTCAGAGCCCGTCTACGACCGTTGTGATGGCGAATGGTACGAGCTATTCGACGATGGTACGAAGAAGCCATTCTTCACAACGACCGTCAAGATGTTTTAGGGGACAAAATGCCACTTATCAGAGGACACCATGATTTCGACGACCACTTTGCTCAAATACCCAATAGCTGGCTGAGGGATGCTCGGCTGAGCTTCAAAGCTCGAGGGTTGCTGGCTTTGCTTATGAGCCATCGAGAGGGCTGGTCTCTTAGCGTAAATGCTTTGGCCAGCCAGAACCAAGAGGGCAAGGATGCCATTCGGTCTGCCATACAAGAGCTGGAGGGCTATGGCTATCTCTACAGAACTCAGTCAAATGAGGGCGGGAAGTTCGGGGAAGCTATCTGGATTACGACAGACCCATCGGATTTACCGTTGGCGGATTTTCCGACGACGGATAATCCGACCCCTAAGAATACTATTATTAAAGAAGACCAAGTTAAGAATAATAAAGAAGAAGAGCTCTTTTTAGAATTCTGGAACTCATACCCCAAGAAGGTCGATAAGGCTAAGGCTTTCAGGGCATTCAAGTCAGCTCTGAAGCGGTCTAAGTTTGAGGACATCTTGGCAGGGGTAATCGCCTATCGGAACGACCCCAAAAGGAACCCCGACTTTACTAAGTACCCAGCCTCATGGCTAAATGCCGATGCTTGGGAAAATGCCGCTATCCCAAGCTATGAGCCATCTCCTCGGCTAGAGAGAGATAAAGCCCTGAGCCGTGAGTTCTTGGAAGAACAGAAGAGACAGGCCGAACAAGCCGCTCCACCACCATCTTGCCCACATGGAATCAATCCTGCCAGATGCAGGACTTGCATAAAAGAGCTACGCTCTAAGGGTGGATGAGTTTGTTGATTGTGCTCGATGCGGCTTTACCTTCGCCGTCAATCGCAAAAGAAAAAAGTTGCGAATGTTTTGTGAGGGCTGTAGGGTAGGCAAAGCTACGACAATACAAAACGGAGACCTAAAATGTCTCCCGTGGCATGGAAAATTTGATAGCGATATGAAGACACCCGTAGACGATAACGGGCTTCCAATCCTCGACGGTGTCAGAATTTGTGGGAACTCGGATTGTGTTTCCCCGAGCCATGTGAAAGGATAATGAAATGGCAAAAGTAGAAATTCAAAACGCAACAGTAACTCGAATCATCCCGAACTACGGATTCAAAGCCGTATGCGAGATTCCAACCAAAAACGGCGACCCTCGTAAAGAGACCTACACCGTATGGACAGATGCCAAGGTAGAGGAAGGTTCGTCGGTAGATATCGTCGGCAATCTCTCTGTCAAGGTAGAAGAATTTACAAACAAGGATGGCAAGCTAATTCGGTTTGCCGCTATCCATGTGAATAACGCCCGTGTAAAGGCGGATGCTCCGTTCTAATGGAAACAGCCGTGGGTCTAATTACAGCAACCTTGCTAATGTTGCTTGCTATTCAGGCCGAACCTATCACGGCAGTTCTTGGGTTTGTCTGGGCGTTCGTACACTTAGCCGCAACAGTGATGTTCTGGAATGAGCATTGAATTCGAAGTGTGTGGCGACCCAGCACCCCAAGGGTCAAAAAAAGTAATTCACGGAAGGCTCATTGAAGCCTCTTCGGCAAAACTAAAAAAATGGCGTAAGGCAATAGCAGAAGCTTGCCTAGAAGCCCGCAAGAGTCAAGATTATTTTTTCACCGACTCTGTTGCAGTAGAAGTTATTTTCTATCTTCCTCGACCCAAGACGGTCAAGCAAGACAAAAGAAAACACCCAATAGTGCCTCCCGATTTGGATAAGCTCTGCCGAGCCTTGTTAGACGGCATAGGGCAGTCCCAGATGATTTGGGGCGACGACAGCCAGGTCATAAGCCTCAGGGCTCAGAAGTTATACGACGACGACCACCCATCAGGGGCTTTGGTCAAGATTTCGGCTTTATAACAAATCCATAACACATCGCTATAAATGCTTGCCATAACCCACCTTTTGAGGTTTACTATTCACAAAGGAAGGAAACTATGGAAGTCAAAGAACTAAAAGACAAAGCAGAGTTTTACATAGATGCCATATTCCAAGCTGGCTATGACCGAGGCTGGGATGCGGCACTGGCAGAACTCGACTGCCTATCAGACAACGAATGGAACAACGGTAACAAGCTAGTTGCCGAAGTCATTCGTAAGTTTATAAACAGAGTAAGAGGAGAAAATGAAGATATCACTATGGCGTAACCTTGCCGATTTCAAATACGATGTAGCTGACTGGCTGTTCCCAAAGCAGATGGATAAAGCTTATGAGCAGGGCATTCGGGTCGGTGCAGAATATGCCGCCCGCCTAATGTCATTCAATGTGCTAGAAGCTGGCGAGAAGACGGAGCTTACAAAAGCTCAGGCCGCTGGCTTTGAGATAGCCCGTAAAGCAATCAGGGATTCCAAAAAAGTAATTCATGCAAAGACTGGAGCGATGCTCTAATGGTCAAAATAGTGGTTTGGGAATTGCCTAATTGTGTACAGTGCCACCAGACGAAGCGTGAATTTACGAAGCGAGGCATTGTGTTTGAGACTCGGCAACTAAACAAGTCTCAGAAGGCAGTGAAACGATTCTTGGAGCTGGGATTCAGTCAAGCTCCAATTATTGAGACAGACGACCGCCGCTGGAGCGGCTTTCGGTTGGACAAAATAAACAGCCTTGAGATGCACCTAAAGACTGAGCGAGCTCACGGTATCAATGTTCCACTAGAGCCAATCAAGCAGGTAGCAGAAGAGGTAGCAGACGATGAGTGATATCCAAGAACTGATTCATCGCCAAGGCATAATCTCATTCAACGTTGGGGTAAAGACCGAGCGTGAGCGAATTATCAAATTGATTTACAAGCTTCGTAAAGATACAAATTTGACAAGAACTCATTACGAATATTCTCTAGCCCTTTCCGAAATTGAAGAACTAATCAAGGCGGAAAATGCTTGAGTATCTTGTAATCATGTCGGCAATAAATGTTTTACTTTCGGCTTTAGTCCTAACGATAATTGGAAGCAAGAAATGACACTGCCATTCAAAAATGTAAAAATTGGAGCTCAGTTTTACGCCGTGCTTGAGAAGAACCCCAAAGACGACTCAATGCTTGGCGAAGGAAACTATGGCTACACAACAGACGAAACAAACGAAGTAGTAGTCGATGAAGGACTACACATCTCTAAGAAAAAAGTAACGGTCTTCCATGAGCTAATGCATGCCGCAAGGATGTGCCACGAAAGTCCAACCAAACCAAGCCGTAATGCTGGCTATGGAGATTGGGAGCACTACTTCATAGGCATTTGGGAATCATCCATCTTGCTTATGCTCAGAGATAACCCCGCACTAACGAAATGGTTACTAGAGGAGAAAACCAGTGAACGACAACAGAATAACGGCTGACTTCAAGCAAGCGGCCGCCCTACTCAAAGACAAAAACTTAGTCTGGTCTGCTGACCTAGATTCAATTCGAGAAGAGCTTGCTGGCTACCTAGAAGTAAAAGCCACGCTTGGTTCAGCCAATAATCCACATCTGATTGCAGTTGTTCAAAGACTTATATCGGATGAGAATGACCTGAGCGTAGGTGAGTAATGTTAGAAGACCTAAAACCACCAGCTCGCACCTACCCCTGCAAAGTATCACTGATTGCAGAAGGGCTGAGCCAGGCGGACAGAAAAATATTTCTGGAAGCTGTGGACAATCCAGAGTGGAAGTACAAGACCCTTCAAAACGAGCTAGGCAAGAGAGGGATTGTGTTAGTAGATACCACCATCGCAAGACATCGAAGCAAAAACTGTGGATGTTATAGGCGATAGGCTGGGATTATGCTGGAAAACCTTATCCCTGCCCCAAAGGTAGAAGTCCCACCTAACCTTCGGGTAGGAATCGAATTCGATGGAACCGAAGGCGTGGCCCAAACCCCCGCCTTAGCTAACCCCGACTTTGATAAGTTTTTAGCGGATGCTGGATTCGACCCTGCCGAAATCGAGATTATCGGTGTTCCAAGGACATCTCGCTGGCAACGCTATGACGGAGAGTGGCTAACCGCTTATCGATTCAACTTCCGCAAGAGACTGGGCGATGGCATAAACCTGCCCCTTCTGCTACAGGAAGCAAAGAAAAAACCCAAGATAGCCAAGCTAGACAAGCCAGAAGCCAGATGCCTAGTAGTTATGTGGTCAGACCTTCAGGTCGGCAAAGTAGATTACAGAGGCAACAGCCAATC